TCACCGCCGTTTAGGTTATTGCCATTTGTAGTCGTTGAGCCTGCAGAAATAGTCAGGGACTTACCAACAGTAGTTCCTGTGTTGGTTACTGTGCTGATCGTCGTTGCTGTTGTGTTGCCCGCAGCGCCGAGTACAGCATCGCCACCCGTTACAGTAATGTCCGCACCAACAGTAACAGCACCGTTGAATGAGGCAGCACCAGCTTCGGACATATCGAGCGTCAAAGCCGTAATGTCGGAACTTCCGTCTGTGCCTTTAAAGATAATGTCAGCGTCACCGCCTTGAGCGTCAATCGTAATATCACCAGCAGTGGTTGTAATGTTGACGGCGGCGTCACCTGCCGTAATGTCGTCTGCAGCACTTGATCCAGTAGCAACAGCATCAGCAACCCATTTAGTGCCATCATACTTGAGGAACTGACCATTAGTCGCAGTATCCTGACCGATTCTAGTAACTTCGCCGGCATTGCTAATTGTAATCGCAGAAAGTCCACCGGCCTCTTTGATCGACCCACCATCGTCGAGAATGATGTCACCGGTCGTTGAAATGTTACCCGATGCTGTAATTGCACCGGTCTTCAAAGCGGCGTCAGTGAGTGAGAGGTCTCCGGTACTAGCACCGGTAAACGTTCCTGTAGCAACCGTAAACTTGTCCTCGCTTTCATCCCAACCAATAAACACGTTGGCATCGCTACCACGCTCAATAACAATCCCCGCATCGCCTGAAGCTGAACCTGTTACGCCGTTACCCAACTCAATAATCTTATCGGTCAGCACACTATTTGTTGTCGAAACTGTAGTTGTGGTTCCGGTCACGGTCAAGTCACCATCAACAGTGACATTCCCGCCAGCGTCTTGCTTTAGCGAACTACTAAAAAGATTACCGACAAGATTCGAGCCCACTACGCCCTCCAGTTAAGTCGAACGTTCTCTGCTGTGCAGGCAGCGCTCGCTTTTATAGCCAAGAAAATTGAACCGCTTGATGTGTTCAAGGTAACGGTTGGATCGAAATGGTAGTCCTTTCCGACTGTAAATGAAACCCCGCCAGTCGTCGAAGCTGCAGCACTTAAAGTAACCGCTTGAGTAGCTTCGGCAGCTTGGTCTGTAGTAATCGGTATCAACCCCGCAGAATCTCGCGCAAGAAAAATAGTAATCGTGTCAGAAGCAGCGATTGCACTAAGCTGTATTTCAATAGACTCAAGAAACGCATCGTCAGGAACAGCACTAGACTTTTTATTTCCTGAAATTCCTGTCAACGGAACTACGCTATAGCTTGTCCCAACCGCAAACGATTGAGTTGGCACCGAGTATCCAAATTTCGTGAACTGTCTAATCATTCAAAAACTCCTGGCGCACGCACGCCTATAGTAACACTTTTTATTCCAGGTCAACAGGCCTACCTGCATCGTAAGCCTCTAACATAGGATCTGATTTTTCTTGTTTCGATTTTACCGGAACTTTCTTTTTAGGGGTAGGTTTTTTTGTTGCGCCTTTACCGTCTTCGTAATCGTCTACGTCAATAAATCTTGCGCCCATTTCTCTTTTGGTGTCCAAGTACTCTCCGCCAGCCTCTTTTTTCTGCTCGTAAGCTTCATACGCGGCTGTTTTACGCGGGTCAACGTCACGCACGTCAACAAAGCCGATAGTTCTAATCCAACGATTTAACTCGCCGCGAAGTTCACCTAAATTTTCGTGTGGTGTTTTGCTAAATTTTTTGAGTATACCGTTCAATTCATCAACCGGACCATGCTTCATAAGGAGCGCACCGATACCGCCATCAATGTAGTAGTTCATTGTAGGCTCAAGTTGCGCGCCGCGAAGAAATGGATCTTCGGGTAAGTCACCAACACCCTCTTCGAACGCTTTCATTTGAGCCGAATGCGTAAGTTGTTTGGTAAATGGATCTTCTTTGGGATTAACCGGAAGCACGTCATACCCCATTTGATCCAATAATTTGGCCAAAAGAGGGGCTACTTTATAGGGAACTGCGTCTTTATTTAAGTCTGCAGTAGCAAAAAGATCACTCATTAACATTGCACGTTCAGGCTGAATAATTTCAAAAATTGGTTTCGTAACAGAAAACAATTCTGAACCGTCATCGCGATCAATCAAATACGGCGGGTCAGTCATCTTATGTAGAATAGTAAACAAAGACAAGGTTACCAGGCTCGCGTGATTGGCTGCGGCGATGTAACTTTGTTCAGGCAACAAATAAGAAGAGAACGTACGGTTAGGGTCTTTTCGAGACATCATTTTAAAGAATTCCTTATTGGACTCATTCATCCTCCAAGGAACTAAAATAGCGTTTCGTTTTGTATCGAACAGAGGCAACGAACTTTCAGATGGTTTCTCAACCTCAAAATCAGCTAACAGACCCACATATCCTTTATGCTTCTGCCCAAACTTACGGCGTAGTGCCAGACCCTTGGCACTAATTTCATACCAGCGACCATCTTCCAGAATACGGTCTCGGCCTGTAAAAGCCATTCGAATCTGACGCTTTAGTGCTGGTGGCATCCGACCAATTGGAACACCATACTCATTTAAAAGATCAGCTTTGAGTGCGTCGTAAGTTGCTTGCTCTTCTCGACTCATCGAATCAACGTCAATACCCAAAGGATCAACCATGTTTTCGTACAGCAACTCGCTGGCAAGCTGCGTACCTTTTGTGTACGCACGGTTCAAAACTCCAAGTCGATAGGCTCCACGAGGACTAAAAACTACATCAAGAAGTTGACGGTTCGCGTTTTTCTGGAAGGCCCAAAACGGCAAGAAAATATTAACCAACCAATGTCTGTCAGCTTTGGACATTGATCCCGCATAATCATACAAAGCATCGATGCTTAGACGTGCGGCTTTGCGAGGGTCAACACCCATTTCAACTAGTGTCAACATCGCGCCGTAGCGTTCCCGCTCACTCCAACCTTCAGCCATATCTTCAGCAATCTTAACAATCTCCCTGCTCGTGGGGGCGCCAGGAATCTTGTTCAATCCCGCACGCTTTTTCTCGTTCTCGAGAAACATAGTCATCTTGCCGCGAATCTTTGTTCCAAGTTCAGCCGTATCGAACGAAGCAGACAACCCCTCTTCGACCCCGATTCGACGCAAATCAGCGTAAGAGTGAGGGACGCCGTCTACGACCAGGA